TATAGTTGAAGCTGAGGAATTACGTAAGATTATAAAAGCTAAGGATCCAGTGAGATTTAATAAATATAAGACAAATTTTATTAATGGTGCTAAAAAGAAGTGGATCCTTAGCTTTTATAATCTTACGTAATTCCTCAGCTTCAACTATAGACATACCAGCGAACTCAGTAGCAGTTTTCATTATATGTTCACTATAAACAACTACACCATAAGTATCTTTAAGAACACTCCTTAAAGACTTATGTGGAAAAGTAACTTTCTCTCTACCATGTTTTCTTTTTATATATCTTATATGAGCCTGAGCAGCTAAAGCTCCTGGCCTGTCAGCAGCACTGAGAAATATCAAATCCTCTATCCTATCTGGTGACAATTCTTTCAACAACCCTTTTAGCGAAGGCTTGCCTAATTGAAAATAGCCTAAATTTTCACCATTAGATAAAGTTTCATATACTTTAGGATCATCAGTAGGAATATTATCCAAACTTATTCTCTTACCATGCCTGCTATTTACATCAGCAATAGTCTTACTTATTATACTAAGAGTCTTTACTCCAAGTATATCTAATATCATTACACCACGCTCATTAAGAAACTCCTCATAAGTATGAGAATTTTCCCATTGCGAGGTATAAACACGATTACCAGCCTTATCTTTCTGTGTTCGAACAGGTATCCACTCGTCATAAGGAGTAGGAGTAATAACTACTCCAGCAGGATGTATACCAGCAGTATAAGCATTTCCTATTATCGGCCTAACATATCTATTGTACCACTCCTTATTACTATCATACCACTGTTGAACTTCTTCAGAACCTAATGAATCAGCAACTTCACCATGTATTTCTTTAGTTACTTTATTAATAGACTGATAACTAAAATTCTGTAACTTTTCTTTTAAGATTAAAAGTTCATGCTCATCTTCAGTGACATCTATCACCCTATTTATCTTATTATATTCAACTTTTGCAAGCCTCTTTATGGAACTTCTTAATTGCAATCTATTAAAAGCACATACTGAACAAATGTGGTCCTCACCATAATATTTTTTTAAATAATCAATAGCAACATCACGATACTCAGCTTCAAAATCAAGATCAATGTCAATATCTTGCATACCTTGTAAAACACGACCCGGACTAATAAATCGTTCAAACATAATACTATACTTAATAGGATCAACAACACTAAATCCTAATACATGGCATACCAAACTTCCATTCGCAGAACCTCTCATATTGAACAAACAACCCAATCCTCTCATATTTCGCAACAAATCATCAACAATTAACAGATAATCGACACTGTTGGTTTTTTCAAAAGCATCAAGTTCATATTTTATTCGTTCTTTATATCCTTCTTTTTCCCATAACCCTTTACGCTTTGCAGATATTCTAACAAGCTTCTCTAAGAATTCATGTTTATTTATATCTCTACCCCATTTCATATACACAGGATGTCTTACATAATCATATTTAGGAAAGTGTGCCTCACCCGTAGGTATTTCATAATTACACTTATTAGCTATCTCTCTAGTAGCATCTATAGAAAGATTAAAAACTCTCTTTGGAACATAACTACAATTCTTCTTATACGCTTCCAACATTTCATCATAAGTTTTAAACCACAAATCCTTACACTTTATACTATACAATTCAGTATCACGATGTATCTTAATCACCATATCTTGTAGTTCATGCATACCCTTATCAACATAATGAACATCATTAGTTATAACAGTAGATAGACCAAGTTCTTCTGCAATACTAATCAGCCCATTATTGACTATATATTGTAAATCCTTTTCACCATCAGAAATATTTAATAATTGTAATTCTAAATATAAATCATCGCCGAAGATACGATGTAGTTTTTTTGCATTTTTACGGGCCTTTTTAGGCTTATTTGCCATTAAATTAACCCCTATTAAGCCCCTCAGACATGCTGTAAGGCACACCAACCCCCCTTTGTATGCCTTTAGCATGCCCCAATCGATACGTGGCCTATAATAAAAACATTCATCAGACCAAGATATCTTCTGTAACTTTAAGAGATTTTTATAACCCTCCTCATTCTTAGCTAATAAAACTATATGATTTGTTGATCTATGATCACTATCTTTAATAGTAGCATCATCAACAAAATAAGCCTCAATTCCAAATATTGGCTTTATACCACTAGCCTTGCAGCGTAAATAGAAATCCATATGACCACTCATATTTCCATGATCTGTAATAGCCATGCTCTCAACACCAAGACTAGTAGCTTTTTCAACATAAGCTTTACAACTAGATACACTATCTAATAAAGAATACTCTGAGTGGCTATGAAGATGAATGAACTTTCCAGTTCGTGTAGACTTAGGAGGAATTCTAAGAGGAATTAGAGAACTCTCATGTATGGGTAAAACTTTTTTACCACCAACTAATCTTGGAACTTTTATTATATCATCAACATTTAATAGAAATAAGCTGTCTTTATATACTACTATAAGTCTAGATACATTTGTAGGAAGTTTTTTATAGATGAAAAAAGGAATATTAGTTTCTTTTGCTTCATAAAATCTATACTTAGACCTGTACAAATACAAACTCCCCTGGTCTGTATGAAACACTTTACCATCACGTTCACCAACATGTATCTTATTAAATTTAAGAATACTTAAAATTTTGGAGAGCTTCATATTATATTTAGATAATGTTTAAGCTTTATCTATTTCTTCTTGAGACCACTCAAAACATTTTTCGCCATCAATTTCAAGACATTTAAAACACACAGGACCAGAAGACCAGGGCATAGCTTGTACAACTTCTCTAGCAATCCTACCATCGTCTAAATCATACTCTAACAAACGTGGACCGCAACCATAAAAAGCATCTACTTCTTCATATATGTTAGACGACATCTTTGTATTCAAAACCTCATCACAACGAGGACATTTATCTCCTTCAACACGCACAACATTTTCATCTAAAAATTCTTGTGCTGCCTCAGTTAATCCTCTACCTTGATACATTCTCATAAACTTTCTCCTTATATTTTCCCTAACATAATATTCCGTGTATGCATAGCAATAAATCTCATCTGCATTTCTGTTTCTATTTTGGCTATACAAATTCTTAACACAACTTGCTTATCAGCATCAGCCAAATCAATTTCACTTTCTAACAATTCCATAACTTTCATTGATATATTAAACAGTTTTTCAGTTTCTGCCTTCCTAGTTTCGCCCATAATTTCCTCCCTCAATTTCCTCCCTCAAAAGATTTTTTGATCCTTAGATATTTTATGACCGCTCATTTAAGACCTTATTAATAATATCAAACCAACTCGTTCGAATTTCATTTTTTATATCTTCATCTATTAAATCCCACTCATGCCTCAATCCTCTACGATCTGTAAGATCATCAAGGATTCTATCCACAATCTCTTTCGCAATATGTTTCATCTTCTACAACTCCATAACCTTTGTCACTATATTAAATGCGATATTTTGCATACCAGTCACCCAATATATATGAAACTATTTCAGGAAATTTCTTATACTTTTCACTTATTTCTTTTGAAACACGATCATAGACATGTATAAGTTTATTATCATTACTTTTTTTCATAGCCCTAATAGAAAATTCTAACGCAGCAACTTTAAGATCATCAGCAATATAAACACTATTAAGCAAAGTATCAAATGCATAATTGAAATTTTTACTAACAGCCATGTGTAAATATACCTTACACATCTCAAATATACCATATATATAGTCACTAGTGAAATTACCACGATTAATATTAGCCGTTCCAGCGCCAACTCTTAACGAAAATATAAAATCCTCTATCCCTGAAACAGCAACTAGTAAGTTTTCATTTAAAGATCTAACCGAAGTTATATCATCAATAGGATATTCAGTATCTAGATAGTCATATACATCAAAAAACGGAGCCTGTAATATGTTATCAATTCTTTTGAACATATGTTCATAATAATGAAATGAGCCAGCATTGTGTTTATAATCACCAATTTTTATATTTTCAAAATCAAAATCCGTGGCCTCATATTTATCATTAGAAAGTATACACACAATCACCTCTTGTAAGAACATCCATTCAACAACATTAATATTATAAGCTCCGTAAACTACATCATTAGATCTCATATTACATATACAATCAAGCTTATTGTCTCTTATTAGAAACTGCAAATACATTGTACAAGGAGTATCTTTAGTTTTGGGCATTAAGTATTGATCACGATCTGGTGAATAAATACTTATAACAGCTTGCGTACTGTAAGGATCATCTAACAAAATATTTACAACATTCTGTATCTGATCAATAACCACATGGGGTCCAAGTCCAGCAAAAGCTGCTCCAACAAATGGCCTCCTATGTCCCTCAAATTGTCGAAGTCTAGGACCATATCCAGCAGCCCACGATCTACCATCATCACTATAGTTATAAGCACTTGGTAGAAAACTACCTAGCCACATCAGATCATTACGACCTGAAAATACCCACAATATCTCAGCTACTGTAGCAAAAACATTTGCATATCTAAATGGACAAGTCAATACACTTCTACGAGGCTTAGTAACAGTAAAAGAATAATTATTTAATTCTTTTCTATTAGTTCCACGTATTAGATAATTTATACCAGAACGCGAAACGTCATTTAATGAATTCCTAAAAGACCTATTTATACTATTCGCCACATTCATCTTTTCCCTCCTCTTCTTCCTCCTCTTCTTCCTCCTCTTCTTCCTCATTATCCAATAGATTAAATATCAAAAAATTTCTAATATCCAATAACATCTCTGCTATTATAAGTAAAGCTCCACTTGCCATTGCTTCATAATTACCTTTTTCCCATTGCCTTCCTAAATCTTTCCTCACATCTTCTTCATCTCTCATTTTCTCCCCCTCTCATTTCATAAAATTAAGAATTTTTATAATTGCCTCATTTTTATCCTTTGCCTTAAAAATAGGTCTGCCACATATTACACTAGTAGCTCCTCCCTCAAAAGCCTGTTTAGGAAAAACTACATGTACTTGAGGACTTCCCAATACATCTTCAGCAACAACACCATATCTTATCCCAGGTACATTTTTTTATATCTATATCTGCAATACATTCTAACATAGTACCAGGAACAGTAACACCATAACAACCAGCTTCATAAGCCATCAGAGTAAATTTTCTAACAAGTATATCTATAGGTTTGCTATATATAGCCAAACATTCAGAACTACTATAATGTGTTAATATAGTATTGGCTATTACTTTGATACCATTGGTAGACTCTTGAAGAAAAACTAATTGCTTGAGTGCAGATATACCAATTTGAGCATGAATAGTAACATAGTCAACAAAACCAGCTAAATGTTTTATTGCAGAAATCATAGTACGAATGCCATTAAACATCTTCAAATCAGCAATAATTGGTTTTATCATAAATTCATGATTAAGAAACCCAATCTGTTTTTTCAATAATAAATCTAAATTAATCTTAACACCAAAAAAATTTGAAGCCCTCAAAGCTCTAAAGTCACAACAAGACTCCAAAACACTTTCACTACTATCAAAATCCATAACAACAAAAAGCTTAGGATCTTCCATTTATATCCTCCTTTCATAAGTTATTTAAAGATTCAACTGCACACTAGCAGCAAATTTCACACTCGCTTTTTCTTCATATGTCTTCTTACTTGTCCAGTGGACCTATTATCTCGGAATGTTCTATATAGTATCCCTCTATTTTTTATTTTAAAGTCTATTCTATGTACAAGACCACAATCACAACACGCAATCTTGTTCCCCCTACGAGTTGTTGTAGCCCACTCACCCTCCTCCTGAACTTCAAACTTATCCGCCATATTCTCCCTCTATTATATTATTTTATTAATTTAAGTACCACCATTTTCTACTGGCTTAAAACCTCTCATTTCTTGCCAACCAAGAGGATTTTTAAGAAACTCTCTATAATCTCTAATAGCATTACTATACCCAGGAGCAATTTCTGCAATCCTCAACAAGTCTTCCAATGTTACAAGACTTATAAGTTTTATACCCATATCACGTAGCTTTTGTACTCCTACTGGATTCTCATACGAAAGTATAGTAGCTGCACATCTACAATTATATCCTGCCAGACGCAACTCTTCAATAGCATTAGCTGTAGTCTCTGCATAATTAATAAGCTCTTCCACATCTATACAATGCATGCCTTTCTCTATTTCGTCATTGTTTTTATCTCCGGTTATAACCTTTTTATGCCCCCCTTTCTTCCTACTAGGTCTTATATACACATATGGAATATTATGACCTCGCATTATGCCTAACAGTTCACTAAGTATCCAACCTGGAATTTGACCTCCAGTAACATTACCAGCAATAAAATCAATCACTCCAACTTCCACTGAAATTTTCAATGCAAGTTTTCTAACAAGAGACATAAGTACATTCCTTTGACCAACAAGTCCTTTAATATTAACATATCCAGGTCCATAATTACCAGATGAATAAAGAAAAGGTTCTTCGCCGCCATCAATATCTCTTATTTCAAGAGCACCAGCATTAATTATAGTAGAACAAACACCATCCACATCATAGTTAACTTCTGTCATATTAACCTCCTTAACCTTAAAGAAAAGTTTTTGTTTTTTCTCTATTCACAATTACAAATCTTCCCTTGGTCTACAGTTCGAACACACCTGTTTCTTTGCATTACTCTTATCTAATCGTTGGGGAAAACCCCGAGTATAATAATCCCCACATTTAGGACACTTATACGTAACCCTAGCTCGTGCTTTTCCACCTATTCTCTTTGCCATATTAACTTCCTCTATTGAAATTCTTTTTCTTTATCAGTACTCTTATTCTCTTTACACACATCAACAAGACATTTGTCATAACCTAATCTAAAAGCCATGTGTAAAAGTTGGTTCTCTATATACCAAAACAAATTACTAAAACACTTCTCATCAATACTCTCATTAACACCTAAACTTCCTCTATCATCATTTTTTCTACCTCCATCAACAGCCATTTTTTTAATGCTTATCATCTCATGGCTTTCAAGATATGGTGTCTCTGATGGTTTTAATCTCATAATTACCTCCACAACTTAGTTTTTATCCTCCTAATATGATTTCTTTCCCACTTTCTTTTGCCTCCCTTTCTGTTACTATTTTATCGTTATCAAAATCATAATAGGACTTAACCCTATACCATAATACAAATCCCCACGGCCTATACTGCGAACCTTCTAGAAACTTTGTTCCTTTACACGAATTACATAAAAAAATCTTTCCTCTACAAGTCTCTTGAACTTCTTCCTCTATCTCTTCATCACTTTTATCTTCACCCATATTACTTTCTAGAGCGGCACAACATTCTGGACAAAATATGTCCCAGGCATAAGACATAATTACCTCCACAACTTAGTTTTTATTCTTCCTTGCTTAATAGCCTTAAGTGTCATCATGACAAGACCACCTGCCATAGTTTCTAATCTACGCCTCTCAACAAAAGCAAGTGTTTTAGCTAACACAGTTATCTGTGCAAGAGCAAAATAAATGCTTACGCCAAGATTAAGTACACACTTCTCTTTTTCACCATCTCTAATCTTTTTCACAAGTTCTTTATCGGAATTAAAAACTTCAGCAGTTACCATTGTTCTTACACGACGCATAAAATTATCAGAACTATCAAGTTTCTCAAGCGGCTCGTCTTTCATAACTTTAAATATAGTAGCCATTTTTTTAGAATCAACTGTAATTTCCTTACAACTCTTACGTACAGCTTTTAGCCATTCAGTCTTTTCCATATGATGAGTAAATCTAGTCCTAAACGAAGATATCAAATCAGTAGCTTCCCTCACTACCATACCATTCATACATGCTAACCTATTAAAGAAAGGACGACCAACAAACACACTCCAACCTGTATCACTATAGACCAAATCAGTACCAACCTCAACAATATCATCTTTTTTAACTTTTATTAAATCAGCCGGATCAGCAGTAGTTATCCTTATACCCCAATCACTATAGTTAGCTGTTTTGAAATTCTGCATAATTGGTATCTTCTTAAGAAGTTCAGCGTAACCAACATGTCTAAAATTAGGATCAGCAACACCACGAATTTCATTCCCCTGAAAAAATATCTTTAATACACTATCATCAGTATACTCATCCTTCATTCTGTTAATATCTCTAATAGTCATATCAGTAGGAGACTTGTCCATATAGAACCTAATAGGCATTTGGAATGTTTTTAATAATTGTCTCATAGCTAAATCACGCACAGGATGTTCTTTTCCTTCTACCTTAAGTCCATTTTCAGTAACTGTCAAATCCTTAAATTCCACCTCGCTCTCTGTTTTACTTTTTTCTTGCTCCAAAACAAAATTTTTAAAACTTTTGTGTGAACCAAATACAACTGGACTAGTTTCTATCAACGGTATCATTGCTACCTCCTTCTAGTATAAATTTACAACCCACATTTTTGCCACAATATCTAATCTCAAATAAATTTCTCAATCCTATACAATCACCTCCTTTTCATCATAAAACTACTATTCTCCCTTTGAAAATAGAAACCCCACACTTAGGACAGCAAAGCCAACAGTCATCTTCTAAATAAGCCCTAAAAATCTGCTCACAATTATTACACCACCACACATTTTTGAAATCCAACTTTAGACCACTCATACCAACCACCTCCTCCTTTATTACCCACTATCCCATAAGGTAGGAAACACAATTAAAAAGCAATAGAAAAACACTATTCTATATCTAAACAGAATGTCTTCTATAAACAATAGCACAATGGTTATGATCAAAGTCTTTCCATTTAAATCCATCACATATGAAATTTAAAATTTTAAACGAACGAGGCTTATTTCTAGAAGATTCGGGAATGGCACACTTACCTTTTCTACTATCTATTAAAGGCATCGAACACAATTGACAAACTGACTGAGTAAGAAAGGACATAGCATCATAATTACCATTTCTACAGTACTCTAACAATAATCTATATAAATCCAACTGCATTCTATATTCAAACAATGTAGATTCATATTTATTATGCTTACTAGATATATGAGCAACTAGATGTTTATTATCGACATGTTTTTTTCTACACCAAGGACATACTGACATTCTAGATCTAATGACACCAATATACCTATATACATCCATACATTTACCAGAGAAAAATTTTAATAGATCACGTTTAATCAATCCAGTTTCAGCAATGTCGTACATAAAACATAAACTAGGTTGAATGTTAATTCTCGGCCTATGTATAACAATACGCTTAACAAGCTTAAACTTGTCCATGTCTCCTCTCCTTTTTAGTAGTCAATCATGCAATATATAACATCTTCAAAATACTAATCCTTCAACGCCTCCCACAATAGACCTTATATTTTTGAATAAACACTCTAAACCTCTCATTCTTAATTTTCAATTTTTCAACTTCCTGTTTTAGTTTATTGTTTTCAAATTTTAGTTTCAATATCACTTTATTTTTACTACCAAGCTGTTTACTTCTATCTATTTTATCCATCATTACTCAATCTCATTTCACCAAAAATGCTGTTATGCTAGTTAAGTATGAATCTACAGGATATTCATATTTGACATTGTGATTCTCTAATACCTCAAACACATTTATTCCTATGCTTTCCAACGATGGCATACCACTTCTTTTACAAGGTGGGTTATCTCTATTAGGACAATGTTTACCCTCGCAAAAATCACAATGTCCAGGTAAAAAGCCAAAAACCTTCACATCTCGTTTCCTAAATTTTATTCTATACCTACGCATCAGTTTAGTAATCTCTCTAACCTGTCCAGCTTCAGTACCTTTAAGTTCCATACCTCTTTTTTTCTTAAATTCTACATGAGAAAGTTCACTACAATTAATTTTCCAAGCTTTAGTACCATTGTTTTTAAAAATAAATAACACAGCATAAGAATAGTTACAAATCCATTCCTTTGTAGATTTAAGAGTTTTAAATTGCGAATAGGTTTTAAACAAGTAAGGCGGACATAAAATTGCTCTACTCCACAAACCACAATTTTGACATTTTAAACGAACCATAGGATCAAGAATTAATCTATTAGGTTTTGTAATTATACATTCATCAAAACTTTCAGGAAATCTTAATCTACTTAAAATTCTTCTTAAATGTACTAACTTCATAACACTACCCCTTTCAAACAATAACAGGCTCTCTTCTTATACCACTCTCACTTTCCCAAGGACGCATTATTGGTTTAGTATAGCTTTTACCACTTAAAGCCTTTTTTATAGCCTCAGAATCGCTCTCACTTACCCTAAGTAACGATTTTTTACCCAAACGGTCAGGTAACAACCCTGTACGATAGCTATAAGCATCACATCCATTACATGGACCAAAACTACGCTCTCCATGATAAAGCTTCTTCCTAGCAGCATTAAAATATTCATTTTGCCATATAGAATTAAGATCTCCATCTAAAATATTTCCACATTTATAATATCCTCTAAAATCATTACAACATATTGTAATATTCCCATCCCAACGTATGCTAATCTCTCTAAAAGGCTTTGCACATCTCTTACCTTGTAAATTATCATTAGGTGGAAAAGCACAACCAGCATGATTATTTATAAACGAATGAGTACCAGTAGTAGCTATAGATGGATCCTCTGCAACCACAATTAATTTCTCACTTACTTTACGTCTTATATGAGGATTAGCTTTCTTATCATCCGGATAAAACCTAATATTATACTTACCACTATATTTATTAACTATTTTATCTACTATTTTTAGCTCTCCATAACTATCTAACAACAATACATTTAATCCAACATCCATTAACTTATCTATTCTAGACGAAGTATTTTTTAAAAATCCACCTCCATTACTCGTCATCATTAATGGTAATCTAGGTAACATTTCACGAAATATACTCACTATCTTCACACAAAAAGGATTTAAAGTTGGTTCACCATGCATAGCAAACTCTATACGAGGATTCCATAAATTATAAGCTATTTCATAAGCTATTTGATGAGCTATAATAAATGCACGTCCTCGTTTAAGATATTTATAAGGCTTACTATTTTTCCCTCTAATATTTTTAGGCCCATTAGCTCCATTATTACGTATTCCCTGCATCCCACAAAAACTACAAGCAAGTTGACATCCCTCTGTTAACTCTATCTGAATTGCATTGGGAGGATCTTGTTTATACTTGCGAACCTTCATAAGCCTTCTTCCACTGTATCCTAACATCTTGACGTATTTCTATATCTTTCCAACCAGTCTTACTTTTTTTCTCAACTACCTTAACAAAATCTGGAAATAAAGCCGCTAACTTTTTAGAAACAGTAGCTTGTAGAGTACCATTTCTATATATAGAACATCCACCAGGAGCATTAGAACCACTCCTTTGATCCCACACAGCATCAACTATTACACAATTAGGATAACCAAGCTTGAATAACGAAAGTGTAACATAATAATCCTCCATTAACTCAATCTTATCATACCTCACATCATGGTTAAGTAAAACAGAAGGTCTTACACCATGAACATTATTTTGTTTTGAAATTGTCTTTACTACATTAGGAAATTGTTGATTATTCATAAAACGAGGACTAAGACCAACATGCACAAACTCATTAAGCAATTTCTCTAATCTTAAAATAATCCAAGCAATTTCTCTACCAACTACAGGTCTTAAATTCCACCTTGAAGAGTCTTTTCTTACGAAGAAATCTAGGTCATCATCTAACATTAACAACTTATCATCTGTATATCTATAATTATGATATTCGATTATAAACTGTCTTACTTTACTTATACCTTTATATGGACATACTATGACCTTTCTACCAACTTCTTTATGTTTTATATATTCATCCTCTGGAATTACCAACACAGCTTTTTGTCTAGTCTTTTTATCGAGATTATTTAAAGTAACTTGGTTGTTAATTCTACCAATGGTGGGTATATATATTTTCATCATGAATTTTCTAATTCATCGGTTTCTCTGTATAGTTTACGAATTGTATCTTTAAAAGACTTATTGCCAGAAACTTCAAGTAAATCTTCAATAACACAACATACGTCCTCCTTGCTAATATATTTCATAAGAATCTTAATAACTTCCTTAGATGTCTTATTAGATATAGCCACCTTAAACCCCTTTTCTATACATTTGTATTAATTATTTAAGAGAATGAAACAGAAATACTTCAAGATCAAAATGTTAAAAATAGGGCAATCTCCCATGTTATATAGCATAACAACATAGGAAGGAGAGAAGCCAAAAACCTATGTATGCAAAGCTACTGTTTAGTGACACAAGAGACTGCCCTTAACTTAAGTAAGACTATTTAGTTTTCTTCTTTTTCTTCTTTTTCTTACTAGTCTTACTTTTTTTCTCAACTTCCTTTTTCTCAACTTCCTTTTTCTTACCTTTCTTCTTCTTGCCTTTCTTCTTCTCACTAGCAGCCTTCTCAGCTAAAGCTTTACCCTTCTCTTTTCTTTCCTTACTATCTTTGGAAGCCAAAATACCGGCCTTTTTCATCATTTTCTCTTGACCCTTAGATAGTTCTTTTGTAAGCTCAAAAGCTGCAAAATCACAATTAGCTGAATCGTTGGGGAAATATTCACCATAAGTAGTACACTCTTTTGCCTTAGGGAACTCATCAGGAGTATGCCTATTAAGCAAAACAATAAAGCCACTATCAGTCTTCTTAGACTTAATTATAGAAGCGGCTATTGCACCTTCTTTTTTGAGTGTAGTTATACTGGTGCGATGCACTATATCAAAGTTTCCGGCTTTAGCCATTGCCTTGATAACTTTACTAAAAGTCTTAGGTACAATTCCACCCTCTATTCCATCGACTTTAGCCTTCTTTAGTACTTTCTTCACTTTCTTCTCTTTCTTCTCTTTCTTCTCTTTCTTCTTTTTCTTCACAGATTTCACCCCTTTCTTACCTTTCTTAGACTTTTTCTTCTTTTCTTCCTCCTCCTCTTCTTCCTCCTCTTCTTCCTCTTCTTCCTCTTCCTCTTCCTCTTCTTCCTCTTCCTCTTCTTCCTCTTCCTCTTCTTCCTCCTCTTCTTCCTCTTCCTCTTCTTCCTCCTCTTCTTCCTCCTCTTCTTCCTCTTCCTCCTCTTCTTCTTCCTCCTCTTCTTCCTCTTCCTCTTCTTCCTCTTCCTCTTCTTCCTCTTCCTCTTCTTCCTCCTCTTCTTCCTCTTCCTCTTCTTCCTCCTCTTCTTCCTCCTCTTCTTCCTCCTCTACTTCTTCTTCCTCTACTTCCTCTTTAGTATCAACAGCACATTCACTATCCTCACCATCTTTGCCATAAAAACACTTCTGGCAATCATCTTCATCCTCATCATAAAGAGCAAAACACTTTGGCTTAGTAGGAACTTTACTTCCGCCCTTTTTCTTTTTCTTCTTTGACACCTTTTTTTTCGCCATCGTCTATCTCCTCTCACTATTTGAAGTTATGAAAGTTAAACAAAACAGACTCATCAACCCACACATTATATAAACCTAATTTGTCACCTCCTCCGACCCTAATTTATGGGTCTGAATTTGCAGGTCTGAATCCGAGTACGCCAAGTATACGGTAAAAAATGTTATTACGAGTAAAATACCTTATACACTTCAACCCATCTATAACTAACTAATTTGGCTACTGAAAATAAAGTTACCACCACTCACCCTATCCCTCTTACGCAACACTGCACCAAATCTCTTATAACATTTAATATCATCAGGATCAATACCATCCTCAAGTCTGACAACACTTATAATGCCATCAAAATAATCTACCATTTTTCTTACAGACCTTTCAACAATCCTACATTTTTCCTCGTCTTTCCATACATCGCCATCAAACATAAAAATATATTCTTTCGCATCTTTCTCCAATAACAAATCCCTCTGATAGTTACTAAGCGAAATTCCAAATATACCAACAGTTTTCATACCAAAAGACCAAGCACGAAAAACATCAAACACTCCCTCTACAATCAAGATCCTATTACATCGCACAGGAATATTATCATAGTTAAATAACAATAAACTACTCAAAGAAGACTTAGGATTTAAGATTTTCTTCTTATTCTTCTCATATTTAACATTATCTGGATATCTCTCATGAAGTTCCTTATATCTAGCCAATACCTTTTTATTAAATAGAGTATAAGCTATATAAGACCTACTCCTGCCAGTGAAAACAGGTATTATTAATCTATTTCTAAAAAAACCAGTTCTGCATATACCAACTTTGAACATTCTTATCAATTTCCATTCTATACTACGATCAACTAGAGTTTTTGGCATACTACCAGCTAATCTTCTATAACACTTTGGTAAATCAATAACAAAACTCTCACGACTTTCAATTCTATCTAACTCATGACTAGTTAACATATTATTACTCATAGTCATAACATCTGAATAAATATCATCTTTAACACCATACAAAGCACCATAATTTCTTTTAATGTCTCTATATGACATGCCATAATACATACATAAAAAAGCTTTGTAATCACCACTTATGGTACATCTATGACAAACAAATTTCCTCTTTTTAACATTAACAAACATATGGTTCTTAGGATTAGGACAATCCTCACTAATACAATTTATACGCCTCTCATCATGATTAGAATAAGACACATAAGCATTAGGAAATTCATTATCTATAAAAAGTTTAAAATCTATATCCACGACTACTTACCTTTAACAACACGCCCTATAGATTCAAGCACAGCATTCAAATCAAGAAAATTCCAACAATTCTCTTCAACATTACAATCATCATTATTACATGGTCTACAAGACAAATCAAAATCAGCATCCACTTTATATAGATGCTTAAAATCATAAGTATTTCTAGATAATGTACTGCCATACATACCTATACATTTAATACCCAAAGCTAAAGCTAAATGTAGTCCAAAATTGTCTTCAGACACAATTATATCGCAAGCCTTAATAGCATGAGCTAGACATTGTATATCAAATTTTCCTACTAAATTCAAAACATTAAAACCAGATAATTTACTAACTATAGACCTAGCCTTAATATCATTTACTTCGCTACCTAATAACACCACTGTCGAAGCATATCCTTTTAAAAATACTTTCTCTAATAAATCAATATAATCAATCAGAGAAAGCTTTTTTGTGGGATGACAATCATCAAAATAAACACCCATAACACCAAGATTCTTATTCAAATGCTTCATCATAACATTATAGACATAATCATCTCTTCCTTTCCTCAACTTAAATACATAAGGCATATTGTCAAATTCTTTACTATCATATTCATAACAAGACAAACTACCATCATATTCATTTAATAAACGGTTAAGTAAACAAATATTAAATAATTCTCCTCTAAAATCATTATCAAAAACACAAAACCATTTGACATATAGAACATGAATTAACATATAAGCTTCAATAGAACCTATCACTACCTTTTTACAAATCAAATCATCAGGTAATATATCAAAAAATTCTCTCTCAGTTAACCAATATATGTTATAGTGACTAAGACTATGTAAACATCGAGTACTTAACAGCACATCCTTTGCAGACATAGATGACACGATAACACAAATAGGCTTACGATTACGATAAACTAAATCTTTCATAACCTTACCTTTAATCCTCTTAAAGTTTAAATCTAAAATGCTTAAGATTTATATCTTCATACGGTGTTGTAGTTGCAGTAAAAAAAGAATCACCGTTATTGACCACAGGCATCCTAATTATATAAACAAACTTATAATCATCTAGAATCTCCAAAATTTTTCCAGAAACCTTGATATCAAACATTAAATTGTTTATCGCAAATTCAATACTCTTTAAATCCTCCTCGACAATAGAAGACAAAGCATCAAATTCATCACCAACATACATTATTCTCTTTAGAATATTTTTATACAATTCCTTTTTCTTATTTAAATTCTCAATACCAGATTTATGCTCACCAATAACAGTAGAAACAAAGCTTTTCATAATAGTAATAACGTCACTAGATAAAACTTTCTTACCATTCTCATCTACCACTCCTTTAAATAATGAACACAAATTAGTAACAGCAGCTTCCTTTATACGCCGCTCTTCTGGCACATCATTAAAACTACCCATCCTATCATATTCAGCACGTCTATGATTATTATACAAAACAGCAAAAGCTTCAGTAATAAGAGCAAATTCTTCATTACTACCACCTACATCAGGATGCATTTTTTTAGCTTTTTTCCTATAGGCTTTTTTAATTTGCTCTCTAGTAGCCTTTTCATCAACATCAAGTCTACTATATAAATCTTTATTTTTATTTCCCATTTAATTTACTCTACTACCTCCTTAAAATTTATAGACATTACATGGAACATTAAATCTACCAAAAGTTTTAAATTCCCTTCATCATCTCTATTTTTATCAAGAAATATAATAGCTTCTCTACTATCTTCTTGTTCAGCAGTCTGGCTAATTGTTAACCATATATCACTTAACCTAGCCTTATCATAAGATTCACTAAATCCTTCTTGCCTAACCAATTGATGTCTTTCACCAGCTTTAGCATGACTAGTAGTAAAAACAGGTATACGACGTATTTCACTTTGTTTCTTAGCATCCTTATAAACCTTACTAACATTTAATCTATAATTCTCCTGCTTCTCACTAGGCAACATATGATCTAAAGAATCATATATTATTATATCAGGTATCCAACCCTCAGCAATTTCAAGAGTACGTAACACTGCCTCAATCTTTGGCACAGTACAAGTATCAATAGGAAAATGGAATATCTTAAGATTTTTACGAAATTTACTTCTCAACTTTTTTATATGAAACCTAGCTTGTTTTATATCTTTTTTCTTCCACTTATACATCATTATATTTCTATAAGGATATCCCAACAACCTACTATCATAACGACCAACAACTTGGTCTATAACATTTTCAAAAACAAAATGTGCAACCTTTACATTAGACAAAAATGCACTAGAACCAACATGCACCGAAAATATACTTTTTCCAATTCCAGAAGTCGCAGCAACTACAATTAGTAGAGACGTACCAGTAAATATTTGACACACATTATCAAGAGGTCCTAATTTAAGTTTTATTTGCTTATACTTCTTATCTCTCTTTTTTAATTTCCTAAACTCTTGTCTAGAATCCCAGTCCTCAGTAAAATCACATATCTCATAATCATCTTTACCAATATCAAATAAAAATGAAGATTTTATTACATCTTTAGCACCTTCTAAATTACCTTGCTCACCAAATTTTGCAGCTTTTCTTAGAAGTAAACCAAAACTCTGCACCTCAGCCCAACTATATATATTATCGAATATATGCTTCTTAGATTTTACTTTAATCTTATATAGAGGTAACAAAGCCCTTTTATATGCACGTAATTCATCTACTTCTTTAATATCTTTTCTCAAATCTAACAAAAGAGACTTTTTAGTAAGTAAACTACCATCATATTTTTCATAATGCTTAAAAACTTTCTTACATAACCACCTATAGGGCACAGTAGTAAAGTATTGAGATTTTATAACGCCTCTACACCTCACAATTACATCTTTATCTCTTATTAATATGCTTAAAATATCTCTCTGTAAAGAAAGTCGTAACTTAGCTTTTGTCATAAAACATCTCCGGAGGCATCAGTGGCCCTGCCCATTGACCATTTAAATCATCAAGCAAAACTCCACTACTAGAACCTTCTGGGAAAAATACCTCTGGTGTTAAAATAATAGTTACTACACTCACAACAACAGGTCCAATATCGTGAAAGTTTTCATGATATCCCTTAATACTGCCCATAAACCAATAAAAACCATCTACTTTTGGCCTTTCCTTCTTATACTTATATTCCACAATTAATCACCTCAATCCTGCAAATCTCAAAGCATTTCCAATATCTTTAATGAAACTATTTTTATACTTATGACCATTTGGACGTATAACAAAAGCAGGATGAAAAGTATACATTACATCAACATTTGTATTATGTAACCATGGATATAAATTACCATGACATCGGATCACGCTATCAGTAAACCCAGTCAGATAAGCACAAGCAACCCTACCAAGAGCAACAACTAATTTAGGTTCAATAATTTCAATCTGTCTATTTAAAAATAAAATACATTCTTCAACTTCACTTATTCTAGGATCTCGATTACCGAGAGGCCGACACTTTAGAATATTTAGGAAATTAACATGATTACGTGGTATTTTGAACATTTTTAAGACACCATTAATATGTACTCCAGCCCTACCACAAAATGTAAGACCACTTATATCTTCCTCATGCCCAGGACCTTCACCAACAAAAACCAATCCTCCTTTCAAACCAGGACCAGTTCCATGACATACATTTGTTCTGGTAGTACTCAAACCACATCTTGTACAATTCTTCTTAGGTATCCTTAATTCCTTCGGTAATCTTTTTATCTTCATTAACAAATACCCCATCATAAAATGGATTTTTTAAAACACTAGCAGCAATTTTTTCTCGCTGTTCAACAGTACCAAAACCACAACCTACTTTCTTCTCATATTCAACACCATCAACAAAAATACTTTTTATATCTTCTACCTCACCCATACTGACAATAATAATTCTACCTGTGCTAACAAGCCAATATAAAAATGTAGGACACGCTACACCATTTAAAATTTTTCTATTACAAAACTCATCATACCCTCCCATTAATTCTCGTGAATTTTCAAAAAGATGTCGGACTTTACCAACATTAAATTTCATTAATTCATTAGCCTTACCATTTTCGCTTATGTTACTTAAAGAAACTTTGGAGCCGCTCATTTCTTACCTCCCTTAAATCACGTTTACTAAAAAACCTTATACCCTGAAATCCTTCAAGCATCAAACTCTCCATCTGAGCACCAAAATTTTCTGAAATCTCATCTATGTCTTTGTAATTAGATACAAGTATCGTAGAAGTCTGTGATTCTACACGATTCTTACACACACTAGTAAATTCTGCCACAGTATGAGGAGTAACTCTTCCCACCAAACTAAGCTCATCAACAACTAATATATCTACACTAATAATCTCTTTAAAAAGTGGTTTTTTAGACTTGTCTTCATATGAATCAATAAGCAAACTAACAAGATCTTTGAGATATATATAATAACACGATTTGTTGTTTAATACAGCATTAGCAATTATATAAAAAGCAGCAGTTGTCTTACCACTGCCAGACGGTCCAAACATAAACATACCCACACTATTCCTTATAGCTTTATTAAGATTATCGATAAACTTATCAATAAACCTATTGTATAGACTATACTTCTTCTTATAATCATAAGGATCTGTAACAAGAATCTTACGTTTTTCTAAGTCTAATATATCCCATCTACCTTTGGGTATATTAGATAATAACAATTTTTTCTTAAACTCGAAAATTTTCTTACAACTACAATGTTTATATTTAAACCTACCAAGTTCGTCATCAAAATTAACTGGAATAAACCCTTTTTTGCATCTTTCACAGCTACCAATTATCTTATTACTCAATTTGTTAACTTTTTCTCTTTTATGTTGATATATTGCTTCAAACATAACTACTCTTTTCCAAAAGACTTAGTTTTTATATTTTTTAAAAGCTCTGTATATCGAATTTTCACTAACACCCAACCAACCAGCAATTTCCCTCTTTGTTTTAAACTTGCACAATCCTAAATTAATTGCTAATTTATTTAAGTTACTCAATTTAGGCTCGTCAAGTTTAGATATAATATAATCTAGTAAATCATACAAATCATGACTTTTATCATACACATAATCAGAATTAGAATCACTAATAAGACGTAACCTTTCACTATCTTCAATAGCCTTAACTTCTGCATCACTATCCCTATAGTTAGAACCTATTTCACCAATATTTATGACGTTTAAAATCACACCACTATCCTTATTACCTTCAATTGCACTTTTAATAATCTGAGTAGCAACTCTAATATCTTGAAAAAGTTTTTTAGGCATCTACTATATCCTTTCCACTCTAATATTTCACCATCAAACCATCAAATACTTCATCCTTACCAATTCCAAGTCTTTGATTAAAAATTTTAAGCTTCCTACCCCAACGCCTTCCAAAGTCTTCGGGATACCTACTCCTTCTTCTACGCCAACTATAAGTTCTTTCGCTCAACCAATACGAAAAATTTTCAAGATTATTTTTATTTTCAAAAAACCCTATTGCATTTTTCCTATTGTGTTTAAACCAATTAAAAAAATCATAGGAGGTTTTATATACAAAAACACTAAAATAATTTATTGGTACATTATATTCAACAGCAATTAATTTTCTAAGCTCTTTAATTCTTCGTAATTCCCAATCATTAAAATTATTAAAACCTGTTGCTTCACTAAATAGCTTTATAAACCAATCATTCTCATATCTACTATAAGCCGAAGCATACCTGCGTCTCTTTTTCTCAGCCTTATGCATTTCAAATATTCTTTTTACAGAACTTCTACCAATCTGTCTGTTCTTCATTACAACTATTACTGGAGTTCTAACTGTTACAGGAGACCTTTTCATCAACCAAAATCACCTTATCTATATGCTTACCTATAATATTTTCAAATTCAATCGAGTTTTTAGCTATCTTAACAACAAACCCCTCCTCTTTTTCATAAGCTGTCATTCTCTTTAACGAATGTTTAGCCAAATATATATCATGCATATCCAGTATGTCAACAAAAAATACCTCTTCATCACGATCCCTATCTATCTCACCACTACTTACAGGCACTTTCCTAAGTAACCTACCCATCTGTTGTATTTGTGTCCCTTCAAACTTAAAACCATCAGCTTTAATTCCAGCATTACCCTCAGGAAAATCTATACCTTCATTAAATATTCTAGTACATAAAAGAATACGTATTTTACCCATTCTAAAGCCCTTCAATATTCTTCTACGCATAGAACCAGATTCATTACCAGTAGCAAAAACAACAACAGAACTATCTATACCACAACTATTAATAAGCATATCTTCAATTATTTTACCATGCACCTTTTCTCTAACAAACAATACAGCAGACAACCCATATTTATATAACGCATTTATAGATTCTGCTATAAAGCTATTTCTACCAACATTTCCAACTATGCCATCTGCATATGCACTTACATAGTTTTCATATTCAATATCTTCATCATATGGCAACAAAACAATAATAGGTTTAGCAAGATATCCATGCTTTATCATCCAACTTGTAGACTTCTTATATATTACACCACCTGTTACAGCATGTAATAATACATCATTACCATCAGATCGCTTATATGTAGCCGTAAACCCAACCCTAACCAAAGCATTTACACAACTATATAAAACAGCCTTAAAAGTTCTAGCAGGACCATGATGTGCTTCATCAAGACATATAACTTCCAACTTACTAAGAAAATCCTTAGCTATAGGACAACTTTTCTTCCACCTAGCAATTCTATTAAGATATTTAAGCTTCTTTAATTTATTTTTAAATTTTACTTTTTTAGGCGGAGGCAATAGCATGTCGCTTAAAGTATCAACACTTATAATTGTAATACGTTTTTCCTCCCAAACACCTTCACCTATATAACCTATTTTTTCACCAGTAATGGCTTTAATATCTCTCTTTAACTGCAACAATAAACTAGTACCACTAGCTATAATACCAACTTTTCTATTATTAATCACAGAAGCTAAAGAACCAATTATTAATGATTTTCCAGTACCAGTAGGAATATTAATTATCCCCACATGATTTTCAAATATTTTATTTAGAGCTTTAACTTGATAAGGTCTTAAAAGTTTAGAACCAAAAGTTAACGACGAAGGTAATTTAGGAATGTTAAAATACTTTCTACGATCATATATTTTATATTTAACATTTTTCTTAGAAAACTTCTTAATAACAACATTAAGCATACCAGTAGGAAGCATATCTTTATAGCTTAATAAATGTACATAGCCATTCCAGCCACCAACTCTAAAGGCTTTTGTAAATTGACTACCTTCTTGAAAATAAGATGTACATTTGTCAACTAACCGACGTTCATATGAACTAAGGTTTCTAAATTTTGTAAAAACTGTACCTACCACTATTTTTACATCCATTTAGGAAAAACTCCAGAGGAAATTAGATTAGAACAATCATACTATTATACGGCAAACACTATTATTAAAATAAAAAAAACAATTACACAAACCAATATTATCTATTCCTACCATTAGTATCCTCAACAGCACTATTTATTTCTATCATTAATGCTCTTAATAATATTAAATAATTTATATTATCTAATAACTTTTTATCCCATTGTTCTATACTTATCTTCTCACCTCTAGCACTTTTCTTTATATAACTATACACAGATGTAACATGTTTAGTCATCATACCACGAAGTGACTCTTGTGGAGAATGTTCTTCAAGAGCAGCACCAATTTTAAATTGCTCTAATCTATCAATATCACCGGAATAATCTTTCTCTTTAACATCTAATAATATCCTACACTTTCCAAGTGTCTCCTCAACAATTCTATTAAATTCTTCTACTCTCATTCAATAATACCTCCTTTTATATTTTTACATATGAAGTTGAGAGGGGCCGAAACCCCTCTCAACCGTGATTCCTTACAGTTGGGCATATTCTGTAAGGATTTGGGCACCACATGTCTGAGAGGAGGAACTAGCGGCACCCCTCTTCTACGGTTGGCAAGACCACAGAAGAAACTAATTTAATCTCTAACTAAACTAATATGTCTTACAAAATCTTCAGCACACTTTTCAATTGTAAAATTATCCTCAAAGTGTTTAACTATAGTTCCAGTATCCCACTTCTTCTTAAGAGCATTAAATATAGTATCTCTAAGATTTTTATGGTTAGTTACAGTACAAAAGAAATTTGGAATATACTTAACATCAACATTTATATCATCAAGCATAACTATAGGAATACCAGCAGCCATATATTCCACTATCACTCTAGGATTCCCACTCTTTGCATGAGCACCAACAAATCCTAACCTACAGTTCTGTATATGTTGAAATACCACATTTCTTTCAATACTACCAGTAAAAATACTATTCATAGGATCATACAACACAGCCATATCCATATTATAATCACCAATATTCAAAAAATTAAGCTCAGTTTTATCTATTGCTTTAGCCAATACCTCCTGCCCTTTATTTATAGGTATACTAGTTACGTTACAAATATCAAAATATTTAACTACCACATCAAATAATTTAGGTGGCTTATATCCTTTCAAAAACAACCTATGTTTTGAATTAGGAAATTTACTTTCATTTATAGATAATCTTTCAATAGTATCAGTCAATATAAGATCATAATCAAGTCCATCAGGTGGAGAAAATCTAGCTCCAGCACCATAATAAATTCTTTTAGCATTCTTAAATAATTTCAAAACAGGGACATACTCCAGAAAGCCTCCTCTGGCAAATATAATATCAAAATCAATAGAATTATCAATAGAATTAAAACTCTCAAAACATCTCATTCTTAACCCAGACTCATAGGTAAAATTAAAACTAGGTTTTCCCCAATACCATATTTCAGCACTATCAATAAACTCCTTTTCCAACAATTCGTTGATAAGCAACACATAAAAATCATCAACATCTTCAATCTTATCTTTTATCATATACTTAAAATTTAAATCACTTATTTCAGCCCTTAACATCAAAAGCTTCATATCTAAATACCATCCATTATAGCACTACTACACTTATATGCAAACGCCCTAAAACTTAATTAAATTACTATCAAGATCCTCTTTCAAATCTATCAATATCATTCAATGTTTCTTCCCAAGTAGTAAACCTAATTCCTTTATCATCAATATAAAACGCCGCTCTAACTTTTTCGCTTGTTACTTCATAAATATATTTATCCAATCCATGTTTAATTAACCATTTCCAAACCAATATAATTCCAGTTTCACCTTTTATTAAAGGTCTAATACTACTAGCTTTACATGTAGAAATTACCAATGTATATTTTTTAGATAGGCAATCAAGTGCTTCTTTAGTTCCTTCCACAGGATCATCATAAATTGTACCATCATGAAAACCTTTTGAGTTTTTATGAATAACACCATCAAAATCCAACACTAATGTTGAATTCTCCTGCTTCTCGAACTCTTCTGAAAAATCCGCTAAAGATTTCATTATAAATTCAACTCCTCATGTATTTTATACATACAATCAAGAATACCCTGACCAAGATCTAAGTAGTACTTACCTACAAATCTTCGACCAACTTTTGATGTGAACGAATATGGAGTAATATTATAATTATGAGTTGGAGCAGAAGATAAAAATTCTAGTTTCACATCCATTTTACTACTAAGAATTTCTTTTATCATCAAAAGCAAATCTTTTACTTTTATTTGCTGATGTCCTGTAAAAATTACATGTTGATTTAAATATTCATCAAAAAGTATTTCTACACTTGCTTTAGCAGCATCCCGAACATGAATATATTCTCTTACCTCCTCACCATCACCGATACGAGTGATTTTACCCTCAACAAGTGCCTGTTTTAAAATCTTGTAAATAGGATTTCTATAATCAGCTCTTGGCCCATATAGAGAACCATATCTAATAATAGTATAAGGTAAACCAGCCTTACCATAATTTTCTATAAGCAATTCACATGATTGTTTTGTAACTCTATAGAAAGATCCAGTATTGCTATAAACATAAAGTGAACTTGCAAAAATAAATCTTTCTATCTTTGCATTATAACATGCATCAAGAACATATGTAGTTCCTAATATATTTATCTTAACTGTTTCTATAGGGTTTTGATCAGCCTCACCAATATCTGCTATACCTACAAAATTATAAACAATATTACAATCCTTAACCAAATCCTCTACAGCTTTTTTATCAAGTATATCACCAATAATCATTTTTTGTCCAGGTAATAAATAAGGCGATTCTTTGCAATCAAAAATAACAACCTCATATCCAGCCTCTGTTAGGGCATCAGCAACATGACTACCAACAAAACCAGAACCACCAAACACACCTACTACTCTCTTAGACATCTTTAAAACCCTTTAGTAGATTTTCTACTGCTATTTCCTCCATCTCTTCTCTAGCTTCCAAAGTTGCTCCTGCAACATGTGATGTCAAAATAACATTTTGATGGTGACTTCTCAACAACATTTTATAGTTCACATCAGAAGCAAATCCAGCTAATTTACCATTAAGTAAAGCTTGAGCAACAGCCTTCTCATCAATACATCCACGTCGTGCAGTATTTATAAGATAAGAACCATCTTTCATTAGTTCTAATTCTTCTTCGCCAATAACACACTCATCACCAGAGACGTGAATAGTTACAATATCACAATTTTCTAACAAATCTCCTTTAGCGTGTGATGTAATATTCAGATCATCATCATAAACCATAACACCACAATGTAATACATCTCCAATCAACGTACGAAAATAACAACCTATCCTACCATAACCTATAATCCCAACACTCATCCTCTTTAGATTTCTAGCAGGCAAAGATCCTTTTAAGAGCCTTAAAATCAGCATTAGAGTAAATTCAGCCACAGCCACAGTTAGAGCTACACAGGGCGTATTAAACACTTCTATATCTCTTTCTTTACAAGCTTCTAGGTCAATATTATCTAACCCTACACCAACACGAGAAATAACTTTCAAACCAGGCCATTGCCCTATATCAAAAGGTCGTGTATCAAGAATAACTCCTTCTACACCTGGATACCCAATTTTTATACCTCTCTTAATAAGACGTGATTTAATATCCCCCTCTTCCATTGTCATTAGCCTATATAGTATCTTAATCAAAATAAACCCCCTAACTAAAATATTTACTAATATATATCGATCTTAGTTCATTAAAAATATTTTGTGCTTCTTTATCATTTCCTTCAGCCTTCTTTATTTTAGGCCAATACTTTTTTGGAAGGCGTGTATAAAGAGCAAATGTTTTTCTCAATCCTTCAACTTCACTTCTTGGAAGTTGAGGCATATTTAAAGCAATATCAATTGTCAAATTTTTAGTAACTTGAGACTTAGAAATTAACCCCTTTTCCAAACAAACTCTATGTAATGACGTTCCATGAAAAGGCGAAAAAACATAAGCATTAGTAGTATCAAATACCAATTGACGATTTATATTAATTGTATCAAACACTAATTCTCTAGTTTCATCAGGAAAACCTATAATATTATTAACTGTCAAAGGAATTCCAACATCGGCTATGATATTACAAGCTTTAATAATTGCTTCATTTGAAATATTTTTCTTGAGAACCTTTTTTCTAAATTCAAAATTTCCATGCTCAATCCCCAAAGACATACGATGACATCCAACTCTCTTTAACTCCAACATTTTTTCTTTAGTAATAGTCTCTACACGAGTTTGAATCCAAAAGGGAAGTCTAAACTCACTATAAATTTCAATAAACTGCTTAAATTCTCTATCAGTCATAGATAAAAATGTATCTGAAGGGAAATAAACATATTCTGCATCGTGTAGATTAATCAACCGTCGAAGTTCTTTTTGTATACACTCCATACTTTTCTTCCTAAAAAAATTTCCTGCTTTATGCTCACGATATAGTCTCGATTGAGAGGGAGAATTACAATAAGCACAACTATATATGCAGCCACGATTGGTCTCTACTGAAACAGTTCGATAGATTTTTCCTGCCATTGGCCTTAGAAATCTTTTTGGTTCAAAAAGATCATAATCTGGACAAGGAAGATTATCAAGACTAACAACTAGACGAATTCTATTCTTAATAATATGAGAGCCTTTTCTTATCCAAAAATTTCTAATTTTTGATATATCTTCACCATTTCTCATCTTCATACAAAGTTCTAATAATGGACCTTCACCCTCGCCTATACAAACAAAATTAACTCCCAGATGAGAAAGAATTTGAGCAGGTGCAAAAGTTGGAAAAACTCCACCCACAACCACAGGAATTTTATAATGCTGAATTATATCAAGAATTGAAATTGCCTGTACATATGTAGACTCAAGTATAGAAATTGTAATAAGATCCGGCCAAAATGTTTCTATTTTATTCTGAAGATCTCCAAATAAATCTGTTTTTTCTAGTGAAACATTTTTTTCTTCATAATCAAAAGGACGAACCTGAAGATTAGTCTCTTTTGCCTTATCCGACATTGTTGAAGAAGTTTGGTAATAAGTTGTATCAAAAAGAGCCACTTCAAATCCAGCATTTTTTAAAATCGCTGTAAAGATACCAATACTAACAGGAGGAGGATTAAGCATCATTTCATTAGGATAAATAAATAAAATTTTCATCTATTCTCCACCTGATATAGTGACAACTTCATTTGTTATATAGGTATTTTTTTCACTGCCAAGAAAATATACTACTTCAGCAACTTCCTCTGGTGTGCCTATTCTTTTCAATGGAACCATAGCAATACGAGTCTCAATATCTTTAGGATATTTCGAATGAAAATTTGTATCGATAACCCCTGGTCGTATTGTATTAACAAGAACATCATAATCAGCACCTTCTTTTGCTAATGTTTTTGTTAATCCTTCAAGAGCACATTTTGAACATCCATAATGTAAAGAACTTCTAGACCCACCATATTTTGCTGCAATAGAACTAATATTAACAATGCGTCCAAAATTACTTTCTTTCATATTAATAAATACATGTGAAGAAATTAATATTGGAGCAAATATATTTAATGTAAATGTCTCTAATAAATCCTTATATCTAAGATTAGTAAAATGTTTCTCAGAAACATAACCACCAGCATTATTTATTAAAGCATCAATTTTAATATACCTAATCTCCTCTATAAAATCCTCTATATCCTCCATTGAAGATAAATTGCCCTGTATTAGACTACACCGCTGACCAATATCATTAATCTCATGTTTGACAGAACTAGCTCTCTCGTGAGAAGAAAAATAATGACAAATAACATTCCAATCATTGAGTGCATATTTCAATGCGATAGAACGTCCAATACCTACAGCACCACCAGTTATGAGAACTGTTCTAACATTCTTCAATTTATTTACCCCCCTCTTTTAATATTTGGGCTGTTCGCCAAGGACAACCATTACAAGACTCTAAAAGATGAGACATGCCTTTCTCATGAAGTATTCTAGCCCATTTTACAATCGTATTATGCCAACATTCATAAATGTTTTTTTCTTTTAAATTTCCAAGCGAAAGATATCTGAAATCATCATTATTACAGGGCATAATTGTACCATCCCATTCAATAGTCATACGCTGCCATAGTTGAGGACAAGCCCAATAATTATCAATCAAATGCATATTACGATTTTTTACATCTTTATAATCAATAGCAGCTACTTCATCACAATGAGATTGCCAAAACTCTACATATTCATTTAAATCCAAACCTGGTAATCGAACAGTCTGAACTCTAACTTTAGGATAATCACCATAATTTCTTTGCTCCCTCAGTTCAATAAGTGTATCAATATTTTGCAATATACGAGCAAAATTAGCACCTTTACGCTCTCTCTCAAATACAACTGGATCAATACCTTCAACTGAAATTGAAATTCTATCTAATCCTGCATATATAAAACTTAAACTCATTTCTTTTGTAAGAAGCATTGCATTAGTATTAAAATAAACATCCAATATATCTCTTTGCTTCGCATAAGCTACCATTTTTACTACTTGAGGATGAAGTAATGGTTCACCACGATAGCTCAATTTAACAGCACTAAGTCCCTTTTCACAACCCTCATCTATAATTTTCTTATATAATTCAAAACTCATATCACCAATCTGATCCTTATTGAGCAAAGGAAGTTTATCACAAAAAGTACATCTTAAATTGCACCTATTAGTGACTTCGATATCTAAATTCAGAGGAAAATCACCAACAATAAATTTCTTGGGATTTTCAATCCATTGTCTACGATACTCACGATATTTCAAATCGCTTCTTTCATGGACTGATTTTCCTCCAAGAGAAGTAAAATTAGAATTAGGGACTGATTTAATCATGTGACTCATCAAAATCATATGGAGTTTTTGTTTCAGTAAAACCATGCTCATTTAGCCAAAATTCTACTCCAGGAATTTGCCATTTATAATCTATATCACAACCTCCCCATTGAATAAGTGGATAAATATTGCGTCCCATCCACTTTTGCGGTAATAACCCTTCATCTATATTTTCAAGGCATTTGGGACGTACAATAGATAGGCCCATATCAGCAAACCAAACATCTCCTTGTGAATCACGATCACAGTTTAAAGTTTTTGGGTCACCAAAAACTTCAAACGGAACAAAAGGTGTAAGTACACCATTTTTGTCAATTTTCCTCGCTCGAAGAGGACTCCACATATTATAACAAGAAGCCGTTACTACTGAATCATATTCAGGATGTTTTCTTAAAATTTCAATACCTATATCAATAATACCAGGCACTATAGTAGCAGCATTACAAAATAATAATACAATTAATTCAATTTCTCCATCAAACAATTCTTTAACTACTTTATACCCATGTACAAAAGCATCTTCACCCAATGCCTCCTTAGTAGCAAGTTCAGGAGGTCTATCAATAATATCCCAACCATGAGAACGACCAATAGCTTTATATTTTTCAGAATCAGTAGAAAGATAACACTCATCAATATATTTTGAATTCTCTGCTGCCATCATAGGATATATCATCAACGGTCTACCAAGTATAGGATAAATATTCTTTCCAGGAAAACCAGCACTACCTTCTCTACCTAATAACAAAGCAAAAATCATAACTGCCTCCTTTATATCTTAATAAAAATATGATTATAACAAAATCTATATGGACCTTTATCATATTTATCAGCATGTCTCTTTGCACAAAGCTCAAATCCAGCACTCTCAATACTCTTAATAAGTTTCTCACTATATAAAGTATTACGTGTATCTATTTCTATGAGTATTGTTTTAACTCTCTTATTTGAAATAGTTTTTGTTGCACCATCTATTATTTTACCCTCATTGCCATCTACATCAATTTTAATATGTGTAGGTAAAGTAAGATTAAATTGCTTTATAAAGTCATCAATAGAATACCCAAGCATACCTTGTCTAAACTTTGGCTCAAACTTCTTATCCTGCAATACAATATTACTTCCAAAACAATGCATAGACATTGCATGTTCTAAACTAGATAAATTAAACAAATCACTTTTTGTAACATCATTAAAAGCAATACAAAACGCAGATATCCTATCATCCATTCCATTACTTTCAATGTTAAAATTAAGAATATAATAATTGTTAGCAGCAGGTTCAAAAGCTAAAACTTTTACACCCTTCTTTAACGCTGCATACAAGGAATAACAACCCACATTTGCACCTACATCCCAAAGCACATCACCACTTACAAAAGTATCAATCCATTCTATAGTTTCTGGCTCCTTTGTTAATAATGTTATTGCTCGCTTACGAATTACTTTTCCAGGAGGACAATAAAATCTTATATTACCTAATTTTGTTTCTATTTCTATCATATGAATATCTTCTGTCATAATTTACCCTCCTAGAACAGTTCCATCATAAAAATTCTTATGCATAGTTGGAGTTAAAATCCTAAAATTTACTCCATACTCTCGTAAATTATGTAAAACTCTTTTAACAATCTTATCAATTTTAACACAATACTCCCAATCAAAACCACCAGGGGTAGTATATCCTTTATCATAATAACGCTGAGATTTCTTACCAAAAAATACATCTTTGCGTTTGTGAAAAGTAAGACCATCCATACCAACAATATTAACTTGTGAAGCCCCCATTATATGAGCAACCATTATGGCTAAACATCCAGCAGTTCTATAAAAGCCATAAATCTTACCTTCCTTATATTTTATCGGCATTGTTTCTTTAAAAACTCCATCTTCTTTCTCTATATAGTCTATCAAAAAATAATCCCTAAGTCCAATTACTTCCTTAATATACTCAAAAGGTATACCAGAACCTAACAATAGTTTGGATTTAATATTAATATTCTTACCAAAAGTTTTTAATCTTTTCCAATTAGTCCACAAGTGATAATCAGGTATTAAAAAATTAGTCACATTATTTACACCAATCACAAATGGATTTGTTCTCCTAACAAACCCATGTATTTGCTCTGTACTATCTATTATACTTGCCCCCGTACATAATATAAGAGCATCTCTTTCTATTTCTATTCTACATAAATCTCTAATAGTTTTCATGACATACCAACTTACAAGACATTTTCATCATACCAGCAGCTAAACAACAAGCAACTCTATGATGTCCCTCAAATATTTCAAATCCAGTATTATATTTATTTTGTACTAATGGCTTATTCAAAATAATTATTCTATCCTTATACCCATCAAAATATATATCATGAAACAGATTAATAAAATTAAAAATCTTATCCATTATCCATTCGTAACTTCTACCATAAAAACTTTGTAGTATATAATAAGAACTTTCACAAACAATATTACTTATTTCACCTTTATTTTTTATATATAAATCTAAAAATCTGTAATGCGGCGAATATAACATATTAAGTATTTCTTTCTCATGGCCTTCATATACAAGTTTCCAAAATTTAAACCTGTCTGGATTATATTGCGCCTTTATCTGATTGATATTAACAACTATTTCCTCATAATTATTAATGTTAACTTTTCTCGTCAAATCACAAAACATTATCTAAACTCCTTATATGTCTTTTTGAAAGGCATAACACTTAACTTAATGGGGTTTCTCCACAAAACATATGAAAAACTTATAATGTCTCTATAACTATACTTTTTAACTTCGTTATACCACATTTTCATAAAATCAATAACTTCCAAAGAATTTCTTCTTATCATTATCCCTGGTGCATATAATCCAAAATTTCTAGGAAAACCATCTCTATAATAAGAAATAATTTGATCTGCAATAATTTCACCATCACCTATTCTGTTTTTAATACAAAATTTACCCTCCTCATACACACAACTTCTTCTTCTATGTCTCATTACAGCAATATCTGTACCATCACTTAAGTTTAATTTTACAAACTCATCAAGATTACATTTAATTGTAAACTTAGCATCTATATAAACACATATATCAAAATCTATAAATTCATTACACCTAATCTTAATTTCTCTTGACTTTTTCTTTAAATCGTTACATTCAACTTTTATAATAGACCAATTTTCACTAACAATATCCCTATCAGTAAAACATATTAAAGACCAATTCTTATTAATAAACTCAGGCTCATTAAGTTTATAATCTCCAAGTAAAACCGTATATATTATCTTCTTCATACAAATGGATTTCCTTCATCTATATCAATAAAATTCCATTCGAATAACTTTATTATCTTACTTATTTGACCTTTTATTTTATTATGCCTTTCAACAGAAAAGTCCTTTAATTTTTTATAATGCCATTGTACATAAAGCCTATTAATATATTTTATAGAACCATCTTTTAGCATTTTTTCTAACACATCATATTCAGCACCTTCTATATTCATCTTACAAATAATATAATCATCTTTATTAAAATTATCCAATATCCATTTAGAAAAATCAATCGCACAAACTATAACTGGATTATTCTTACAAACATTCCTTCTTTTAGAAAACATAACAGAACTTGATTGTGATTTCCTTTTTGGACCAGGATATAGATGAACTTTTTCATCACAAATCCACACTGCTTTATCAATGAAATTAAATTTCTTTGGTCTCATTTTTCGACTCAAATTTTCTAAACCCCTCTTAAGCTTTGGATGACATTCAAAAGCATACATGTCAAAATAATCTCCATAATGCTTCTTAAAAGCCAATATAGAATAGCCTCTCCAAGCACCACAATCAATATAAATTTTCCTTCTTACTTCATCCATAATAATTGCCTATCTAATTTTCTTACAATTGAAATGCCATAATAAAAAGGAAGAGTAACTATTTCACATTTATTAAAATAATTTCTTCTTATATAATCAGCGGTCTTATATGAATCTTTACAATAACCAACAGTTAATTTCTTACAAGTAGGATATGTATCATGTAAAAGAATTAATCCATTGTCATTTACAAGGGGAAAAACTAAATTAAAATCCTCTAAACTTGATTCATGTTTATGATCAGCATCTATAAAAACTAAATCAAATTTTTTACTTTTATCATGGTTTTTCAAAAAACTAACGGTAGTGCCATGATACCAAATAAGATTATTATTTTCACTAATATATTTATAACAATCTTTATAATCAACAGCATAAGCTTCCTCAGCAAGAGGAGCAACAACATTAAAGCATGGACCTTCTCTAATGCCAAGCTCTAAATACCTATTTAAAGCCTTTGCATTCTTTAAACCAATAGCAATTGACTTAACAAATTTAACATGATCATTTTTACCAAAAGGCACTTTCATTTATTTCACTCCTCCAAACGAATAACCAAAAAATTCAATATCTTCTTTATACAATTCTCCAACTCTCTTTCCCAAATACCTATCATAATACTTCCAATAATCATCATGTCGTGATTTATTTATATGAGGAAGACATCTATTAATTCCTAATTTTTTACATATAAATAACCAATCCTCTTCATAATTCTCCATTCTACCAATAAAATCAATACAAGGCTTACCATCCATTCCTTTAATCCACGAAATCTGAATAGGAACAGGAGAACAAGAATCATATGGATTTATAGCCCTAACAAAAGTACCAAAAGATTTCAAATCACTTAAACATATTCCTTTACGCCCCTTTCTACTAACTTGTTTATAATAACTATATAATGAAACCATTCTATCCCAAGGATTCCTACAAAATACAAATTTAAAATAACTTTGAAAAACCTTCTCACCTAACTTTCTTTGCCAATCATAAATTCTTCTATGATCAGCACTTCCAATAGACGGGTTGACTCCCCATATAGCCAACTCTATAGACTTGCCACCATTTCTATTAGGATGAATAAATATACATTTCAAATCATGTGAAATCATAACATACTTTTTATATATAATTCAATTCTCTTTTTCCAAGCTTGACCCCATTCACCATCTAAAGGATGATTTCTACTTGCTTGTTTATGGGTAGCAAACAATTTACCATTATAATGCCATTCAGACATATGTGAAGGCTTCTGAAAGCAAAATTCTTCATGTTTTATACTTTCAAATGGCAACTGGCTATCTTTTGATGTCATAAGAACCATAGGCATAGAATTACCAGTAAATCCAGCTTTTTTAATCAAAGGAAGTTTCCAGCCAGTATCACATTTAAGAACACTACCTTCTTCTTTGCCAAAATATTCAGACTCTTCTTTAGGTATTATATATCTACAGACAGACTCATCACCTTCAATAAGTTCAGGAGAAAAATCTAACTCGATCTTATCTAATATATAAGACCTAAAGGCAAACAAATAAACAGTAGGAAAATTCACATATTTCATACCATGCCCATAACTAGCTCCAAAACAATCATAATTATTTAGTTCATTAACAATAATATCATCCCACCCCTTATAGAGAATTGCCACATCGGCATCTATGAATATTACATAATCATGCTCCACATATTTCTGAGCTAAATTCATAGCAGCAGCATGATTCATAGAATTATGCCCTTTATCTTCAGATCTAGCTACACATTCATATCCAAATGGTAGCATATTAGAACCAACAGACTTAATACACTTCCAATGAATCTTATGCTTACCACTTAAAAATTTCTCACAAGTATACTTTAAAAACCAAGCATACTTAGCAGAATTATTACCTATAAATGTAAAAAAATCTATCTTCACCTACTTCATCTCCTTTTTTCTTATAAAAACTATTTTGTCATCATATATGTCAACTTTATCTATACACATATTTATATATTCCAATTGATCTGGAATCAAAACCTTACTCTCAAAATTACCAGTTTGCTTATATCTTTTAAAAACATCAATTGTATTATCTGCTCTAACTTTAAACTTATTATTATGTTTTCTTCTATAATGCAAATCCTCTATAATATACAACCCACCATCCAATAAAAATGGAAATAGATACCCAAAAGAATATTGTTGATCCTCTGCCATATGTGAAGCATCATCAACAATAATCTTAAATCTCACAACTTTATCACCATCAAACATTTTAGACATCTCATTAACAGAAGTTTGATCTGCTCTAAAATATTTAAGTCTACCTGTATTTACCAAAACCTTAAGTCTTTTATCTTTGGGCACTCCTTTAATTATGTCAATACTATATAATATAGTATTCTGAAAATAAGTAGTCCACATCTTTGCAGACGCACCTTTATATAACCCAATTTCTAACATATTAAATTGATCATTTCTTATAGGATAAAAATAATTATTATAAATCTTTGTATAGTTACGATTAATACTGCCCTTATCACATTCAAACTTGTTAGCTAAAACCGTAAGTTCATCCAAATGATCTTTATCCTTAACTACCCACGATGTAAAATATTTTTTACTTACATTAGGCTTTGCAAATTTAGACCTCTCCAACCAATTTCTACCAAGATCTTTAAGTATAACTCTTTTATCAGGATAAGCTATAATCTTTCCTTTTGGTGAAACTCCAAGAGAACGTGCTGGCATTTCAATACCAAAATTTTTACCTCTAAGTTGACACTCTGGGTTAAATTTTTCATCCAACTTACCTGCTACAGCCTTATAATATCTTTCATGCATAATACTAGGAGATGTAGGACATGCTTTATAGCTATATGTATAAGCTCTAAGAGCAACCTCCATTAAATCAGGGTATTCACCAAAATATTCCAAAAGGTATGGTACAGAAACTTCTTCCAAAAGACCCCAATCATCTTCTAAATTAAAAATATATTTAGTTCGTGCATTACTCCAAATCCAATTATATGCCCTAGTATAATTGGGTCTATTTGGAAAATTATAATGAACTTCACCAAAATATTTTTTGGCAACTTTTATAACTTCCATTCTATCAACATCACTAGGAATAGGGTCTACGTTAATAAACAAACCACATTGCTTAAGATCAATTCCATCTAAATTTTCAGAAAACGAAGCATAGGTCTGATCTACTATATCAGGTCTTGCCATAGCAGTAGTAGTGAAATCCATTATAATCATGACTTACTCCTTAAAACTTCCAATAATTGTTAGATAGTTACCATTTCTATGCAAGTCAATCCCCTTTAATTCTATCAAATATTTATAATACTCAACAATTTTATTATCTTTAGTACAAACAAATAAATTTTTTATGTTACCATAATTTTTAATTAGTCTAAATAACATACTTATATTAAACTCAGTCGAAAAATATCCTTTCTTACCACAATATCCAGACTCCAGCCCACCTGTCTTAATCCTCCACTTAAACATAGTTAAATAAAAATTCTTAGATATTCTACTCAATTCAGCAATAGTACTAATAATATCTGGAGAATGTTCGAGCACACAACATAAATAAACTAAATCAAACTCCTTATTTTTAAATCCAGTATTATGCATTTCACCCTTAACAGTAATAAAACCCAGATTCTTAGCATTTTCAAGAAATAAATCTGACACATCAAGTATAGTATAACTAATATCACTTTTGTGTTTCACAATCTCTTGAGCTTCTATAGCCTCACCTGCACCAATTTCAAGTATATTCTTAAAATCTGAAGCTACAATATATTCTACATACTTAGACTTACTTAAATGACTTATACGATCATTAACCCAATTAATGTCACCTATACTATATTTATTCCATTTATCATAATTTATTTCATCAACCATCTCAATAATACCTTATAATTCAAAAAGCCTTAATTTTCGTCACATCACTCAAACAACCACCAAACCACCATTGTAGCTCTGTATATGCACTAGGTACTGATACAATAAATCTTTTATTCTTACCACCAAGAAATAGATCAATCAACATGTCTTGCCCTCTTTCAACAGCATGGCTTCGCAAATCATTTCTAGGTGTTCTATTAGGGAAACTAATAATCTTATTGGGAAAAATATTTTTAAGTTCTTCAATAATTTCATCACTATCAGATGTAACAAAAAATATTGATGTATCATTTTTTATTTTGTCCATAGCCTCAATAAAATTATTGAGATTAAAAGATTTTGCCCTAACCTTTTCAGTTACATACTTATAAACCCAAGAACGAATACTTACAGAAACAGTTTTATTATCAAAATTCTTTGAGAATCTTTTAACTTGATCACGAACATATTTAACAGGCTTTAAAATTTTTATCTTCTCTAAATATATTTTCCTCATCACATCTGGAGTATTATTAAACATGAAATCAATTCTCTTATAATCTATATTATCCTCTGGTAAAACCAAAAATCTCCATGAAAAATAACAATTATCTCCAAATTTTTCTCGAACATTTTTTGCAGTATGAAAAGTATTTTCCAAACTAATCTCGTTCTCAAATAACTCATTAAAAGAACAACCAAGATTACGATTTGTATCCCAAATAATTCTATAATTATCAGACATTCTCATAGCAGAAAACAAACATTTTAATCTACTACATATCCCAGCAACATTATATCCAACAACTAACCTGTTTCTATCCATCGTTTATCTTTTCTCCTTTGTTATATCCATTCCTAATATCTTTCTTCCAACTGACTTTAGATGTCTGATATAAACATTTTTTTCATCAGTAACTACTGGCTCAGACTCAACCAGATTATAATAATCACACCCAAACAGTCCTATATTTGTTCCAAGAAATTCAAAAACTATAGGTTCTAATCCAACTTCACAATACCCCCAATCCTCAAAGTGTTTTAAAACTAAAGAAGATAAAAATACCTGATCAACCCACCAACGCAACGTAGTTCTATAATGAGTCTTATGTTCAGGTCTTCCAATCTCAAGAGTTTTCCATATCCTATCATACTCTGGCAAAAACTTACTATCTCCGCTTAAAATTATTTTTCTAGCAAATGTAATTAATTTACGAGAGGGAGATTTAGCAAATATAACACCTCCATTAGCATAAGCTCTTAAATATCTCTTCTTAACCAAATCATTACGAACAGTTATACCAAAATCAAAATTATAGTCAAAAACACGACTCCAATCATTAATAAAAAAAGTATCAAAATCAACAAAAGTAACTTTTCTACATTTTATTAATTCATCAATAACAATACTAAATTTTAAGAATTGCATTTGAGCTCTAAACAAAAAACTGTCAATTTCAACATATTCTATATCATTACTCTTTAAGACACTAACTTGACCATCAGTTAAATCAGGCCCATAAAGCACAAAATCAGCATTCACTCTATTTCTCGTCTCAAGAAACAATTTACCACAACTAAAATAATTAGCATCAGACATTGTTACTACCTTATGCATTTCAATATCCTTTTATAAGACTTCTCTAAACTATAGTTATCAACCGCTATTTTCCTACACCTAACAGGATCTCTATCAACTAACAAGACTTCAGCAGCCCGTATCATATTTTTCTTAGAACAAACAAAACTATTTCCATTGTGAAAATAAAATCTATTTCTCGGAGCATTTTTATTATAAACAACTGGAATCCCATTCATCGTCATTTCGATGAACGACTGTGGGAATCCTTCAATTTTTAATTCTGTAAACAAAATACCAACTTTAGCCATAGGAATAGTCTTTCTTACTTCATCTTGACTAATAAAATCTGTACAAACAACTTCATGGTTTGTAACTATTTTCTTCTCATACTCCTTTCCACCTATCCATAAAATCTTTCTTTTTTCTTTAACTTTATTCAAATTATTAAGAAAATATAATTCATTTTTATCAGCCCTTCTTCCTATTAATAAATAATCAAATTCTCTTTCTTGTTTACCAGGTTTCCACACTTCAGGATTCTTACCTTTAAACCATAATCTAGCATTTTTTCTAATTCTTTCTTCTGTATCAACAAGACTAATATCACAAAAATTATTATACATATTTTTTGAATTACATGAATAATATACTTTCTTATTACCAATGCTAGACAAAATCTCATTATCTTTTCTTACATTATGCTTCACAGACCAAACAATAGCATCAGGATATCGTTTTATAAATCTTACAACATCATTTGGCCTAATAATACTATGCTCCCAAGGCTCCTTAACACTCTGTAGAGTCATATATATTATACAGCCATAATTTTTTGCATATTCTCTATAACCACAAGTTGCATCACCCTCTATCATCTTCTGATGTTTCCAATTTGCTTTATCAGAAATCCCACCATATAAAATAATTAACATAAACTTTCCATCAATTCAACAAATTTTTTCATATTATCTTCTCTACTTCCCAATGAAAGAACTTTTTCTCTAGCATTCTTTCCAAATTCTTTTCTCTTTTCAATATCAAGCATCAAAGTTTCTACACATTCAACAAAAGAATTAAAATTGTTCCTAGAAACCAAACCTGTTTCATTATCTATAAGATAATCCTGCATTCCAGACATAGGTGTATCCGTACCAACAACTGGACACTTTGTCAACATTGCTTCAGCAGCAACTATATGCAACCCCTCCAATTCAGTAGCCGAAAGCCAAATATCAGCTATATTGTATAACACATTCTTACGGCTATATTTAGGTTGCTCTAAATAAAAATCAATATCCTCTATATTTGGATTTTTATTAACTCCAAACATTACTAAACGTACATTGCCATATTGCTCTCTCAAAATTCTAGCAGAATCAATAACCCAATCTGTCCTTTTAGTTTTATGTCTAGTGTTATACAGCCCACCAAGCCAAATATTATCATCCACCATATCTTTGTTGTATAGTTCATCAAAATCATATCCAGGTCTAACTATATAAGAATCAAATCCATGCTCAAGTAATTTATCTTTAAGACAAATAGAATTAACAAACTTAACAGTTGGTACATCTAAAACTTTCTCAATTATTTCATCCTCCGACATTTGCCAAAGCTCCCAGCCTCTCATCCAATGCGCCTTTAAACCACAATGCTCTGGCATTTCTAAAGTAGTCTTAACAGTGTGATATCCAGTAGCTATTACAATATCAGCAATAGGAACCTCATCAACAGACTTTACAATCAAATGTTTTGCTTCTAATTGAGTCCATGTATGTTGATTTTTGCCAGTATCAACTATAGTCACATCATGACCTAAATTAACTAAAGCATTAGCCGACTTAATAACAGTTAAGCTCCCCCCATTGTTACCCAATCCACAATTCATAGCATCAAAAATAATTTTCATATCATCCTCCTCTCGTATTTGTCCAAAATTCTTTAATCACCTCAATTAAAACCTTTGGTTCAACATCATAATTCTCAGTATCATAAAATTCAGATGGAACATTATGCACATTCTCTCCTATCTTATGCCTGTTACTTTCATGTCCCCACTGAAATGTTGGAACACCACAATGCAAACTTAACACAGTTCCACCTGACTGAGTACCCAAAGACATCACAGCATTAGAAAAAACTGCAATAGTAAAAGCAGAATAATCTGCAACATGAACTTGAGTAAGGTCATAAAACCTATCAAAACTCTTTATACTACAACTACTATCAGGATGACCAATAGCCACAATTTTATATTCTTTAAACTCGTCAACATCTAGTAATAGTTCTATTAACTTCACCCATCTATGATAACCATAATTGCGCCTCCTTATATATTTGAATTTACTACTATAATCTCTATGTCTAGGTACTATAACAATAAATTTACTATCTAAACTAACTAAGGTTTTAACAAATCCAGTGTATAATGGGCTTGGAGTATACTTCAAAAAAACCCTACCAAGCCATCTAGAAGCACCTTTATCACATTCTTTCCACATTTGCCAAGGCAGAAAGAAATTAGGATTGCGACACTTAAAAACTTTTCTACATCTATGCTGCAAATTCTTAACAATTTTATTATTCATTCCAACAAAACTTAAACAATTTTGTATATAATTCTCATATTTTTTAGGCAGTTCAGCAAAACCACTAAGAAAATCACTATATATATGATATCTATTACAATAACTCATCACATATATATCTATTTTCTTTCTAGTTGCTAATCCTCTAAAATAAGGCGCAACTTTAGAAACTGACCAACCAAATTCTCCGACGTCAATTAATATATTCATCTTACCATATTCCACATTTTTTATCTTTACATATTACAGAAAAAAACTCATCAAAATTCATATTTCCTACAGACTCTTCAATATTTTTAAATTTCATCTTCTCATCTTTTTTCGACTGTTCATTACCTGATGTCAATACATTACATATTGAACCGTAAATACTTCCAGCATGTAAAGCTAATTTTATATGCAAAGCAAGAGAATAAGTACTACTACCAGTAATTTTATCTAACTTTCTCCAATAATGCTGATCATGTCCCTTATTTCTACCTACCAAAAGTTTAACCTTTGAATATCCTATATCTCTAAAAAAATCAGATTTAATAGACCAAAAACCAGAACCACCACATTTACCAACAGAAGCTTCAACATCAGCTATCTTTACAGACAACTTAGCACGTTTCATTATGCCGCCTGGAGCTTGACTTATAACTTTGACATTTTTAAGCTTATTCTTCTTAACATCAGCCCAAGCTTTCTTAAAAGTAATATCCCATCCTGGTAACACAATTACATCATTATCTAAAAACAATAAAAAATCATATTCATCTTTTTTAGGATCTTGCTCATGATTGAATCCAAATTGATTACATGCTACAGCTTTACTAAATGCATTAAAAGTAGAAGACTGTGTATTAAATACAACTTGATCTATACGACTTTTCTTATATAAATCACAGAAATATTTAAAATGTTCATCAACTATATAATTGGTTAGGTTGTTATAAACATAAATATGATGTTCAATCCTAGAATGTCTCTCAAGAGCTTCGATACATTTAGATGTCAAGCTAAGTCTATTTCGGACGGTCAAGAACACTTTTACCATTATTATTAGTTCCTTATTATTGCTGGATTTCTCATTATAACTGGTTCTCTTATAAAATATTTCTTCAAGTCACTTAAAAATATGTCACTTCGTCTATTCTTTGAACAATTCTCATTCTCACTTATTACTTGTAGATTTATTGCATTTCCTATAAATCTTGGATCAACATTATTTTTAAACCCATCTACTTTTGAATATATATGATCTAATTGATATAATCCCCTACCAATAGTTCTATTATGTGGATTAACTATATAATAATATTTTTTTAGAGATTCTTTAGTATGTATATCAACCTGAATATAATATTTTTCCATATCAGGTCGTAGTTCATATGGTATCATCGTTCCGTTTTCAATTTTAGTCTTCATAATTTTATCTCTATGCCCATCAGACTTCCACATTTTTTTTCTAAGTTCTGAAAACAACTTTCTATATTCATCAGACTTCCACATTTTTTTAAACTCTCTAGAATGTTGTTTTCTCCTTTTCTTAGCTTTTTCTAGACCCAATATTTCTTCATAGGTTTTATCTCTAAACTTATCCCCTATTTTTTTAGAAATTTCTTTAGCTTTCTTTTTACCAAAGACCTCAACATGGGTTTTACCACCTTTATAGTTATTTAATCCGCTTATTTTATCTCTATTCTTCTTCACAGACATATATTTTTTATTACCAACACTTACTTTCTTCTTTACTTCTTTAGCTTTTTCTATTCCCATATATTCTTCATATTTACCTCTTTTCTTAGATTCTTTCTTACGTATTTCTCTGGCTTTATCTTTACCAAACAACTCCTCTATAGTTTTACCTTTCCATTTAGCCCTTTCTTTTTTGAATCGTTCCCAAGTTTTCTTACCCCATCTTACTTCTGGATGCAAATAATTATATTCACTTGCTTTACCAGCACAAGAACGACATCTAAGATTAGTAGCATTTTCACTATTACTATCTATATTAATGTGACAATCAACACAATATCTAGCTCTAAATGGAAAATTTCTTTTATTATTATATTTCTCTAAATAAGATTTTCCACACACTCCTCTAACATGTTGTGCAATGCCACTTCTATTTTTATGAGTAGCTCCACAAAACTCACAAGTAAATTTTGGCACTACAACTATAGGAAATCTTTTTATAGTCTTTTCCTTTTTCTTAACCACAATATATTTATCCTTTTTTTACTAGTGGTAACAGCTTATCAATCAAAGCTTTTTCAATTAGTTCGGGCTTTATCAGATTCATACATGCTGAACTTCCATCTTTTAAAGAATTTCTACATGGAATATTTCCATGTAGATAACATGGACTACAATTTGTAACGCCCTGCAAAGCTATAGCATTATTGTAGTATTTGAGTCTCATATCACTGTCGAATGCTCCAAATAAGCCTAATATATACTTACCAAAAGCCCCTGCCAAATGTAAAGCAGAACTATCAGCACCTATAACAATATCACAAAAATTTACTATACTCATAAACCTATCAATAGAAGTAGAATACTTAGTAAAATCAAAAACATTCTCACAATCAATATTTTTCATTTTAGAAGTAAGATCAAACCCATCAGTCGAAGAACCTAACAATATGACTTTTATGTTACGTTTTGCCAATAATAATATTAGTTTATTAGTTAAATCAAGAGAATAATTCCTTATAGGCGAAGAAGTTTTAACTTGTATTCCCACAATAATATCTTCATTTATATTTATATCTAGTCTAACAAATATCTCTTCAATATATTTCCTCTCAACAGCACTAATATTCATCACTGGTATTTTTTTCTTTCCACTAATTTTATTGTAATCTAAATTAAAATATTGAAGAAATAAATCATATGCATTTATCTGTTCAGCAAGTGGATTTCCTTCTATTATACCTTCAAAATATAAATGATAATCAATATCTTCAATTAAATCATACGGATATGGAGTAAAAATAATATCGTCTACAAATGGACTAGCTTTAAAAATAAAACTATTAACTCTCGTAGAACCACTTATAATTTTACAAGTTGGATATTTTTCTTTTACATTTTGTATACCAACCAGCATAAACATCAAATCACCAATACCACCACTTCTAAAACAAAACAAACTTTTATTATCCAAAGAACTTCCATCATACTTCTTATAAACCTCTTCAAAATTTGTATCTTTATTTATAATACCCTTACCATAGACATTAGCAAGTTCACTTACTAAAATGTCAGGCATGACATATAATCTATCCTTATCTATAGTATCACGATGATCATCAATGGTAGAATACACTATACTACTATTAATGGCAACTAACCTCATCATACACCTCCCTTTAAATTATATTCTTTAGAAACAACTTTACCTTCAATAGAACCATCATATTTAATTATCTTTTTACCTTCATAAATTTTAGAAAACATCTCATACATAGCTTCTGAAGGTACATTAGAAACACTAGATATTAGATCTAAAAGAGAGGAGGTAATATCCATAAGGTTTGATACATTTTTTGACAGGCTATCTATAACTCTCTCATGATTTATATGTTTATGAGCAAGTTCTATTCTGTGTTGAGTAAATGTTTTAAAATCAATATATTTAAGAATATCACAAGATTTTTCAGCAGCATTAATTCTTCTTCTAGCTCTTTTTTCAATAGACTTATGCTGCTTTTGTTTTTTCTTTTGCCTTTTCATCAACTACTCCTCTCATTTTTCCCCACTACCCAAAACTGTATACGGTAGCAAGCGTAATTTTACACCAAAACTTTTTTCTACATATTTATTCTATCTCTTACCTTCTAAATGTTTATTCATGAACTTCGCCACCCGTCGATCTGCAAAAACTATGTTAAACATAATATCCAATTATTATTTCCAATTCCCTCAACTTTAAACTTAAGTTCAAATGCAGCTATTACTTTTCTTAAATCATAAACAAATAGAACCAACCATTTATAGTCTTTAAATCTTTTAGCTAATTTAAAATCCAACCTAATTCTATCTTCATCAATATTTTTTAACCAAACTAACATTTTTCTACTAACAGGATTCTTATTTGCTCTAGTTTTCCTTATTTTTTGACTAACACACTTTCTTTTTGTTACATTATTATCTCCTAAATTCCACATTCTTCCTTCCTTTTTAGCAATAGCAGCAGGATTCTTATCTCCAGACCACAATTTAGATTTTAACTTTCTTCCTTCAGGAGTAGAAGAAAAATTATAGAGACTTAAATTAATCTTTGAAGTAATACCATGAGCCCCCTGTTTCTTAGCTGCTATACTAATTCTCTTTCTAACCTCTTTAGTATGGGTTCTACCATAAAATGGATTATTTTTACCACTCATATTAACATCTCTTCTCCCACCTATACCTCCTTCAGCCATATTTAGCAAAAACCCATCACCATTAGTTACTCTACCCATAGAATTAATAAGTCTTTTCTCTAACATAACAGCTTCGTTTCTATATAAAAATTTACTTAATTTAATTATTATAGGAGGCGTTCCTAACCCTAACAATCTCCTAATAAGCTTTTCTTTTCTATTTAGTTTCTTTTTATCATTTCTATGCCATATAGCTTCTTTTAAATGACTGTGTATTCTACTACCATGTCCCATGCCAATATAAAATGGTAAAAAATTAAAACTAAAACCACCAAAAGAATAATTACCAGGCTTTCTAGGATCTAAATAAACATATACATAATTATCATTCACAACAGGATATCTTTTCATATTATTATCATTATTCCAACTTTTTACTTCTTACCCTCTAAATGTTCTTTCATAAATTTACCCACCCTTCTGTCACAAAACCACCAGCCGACACAACTAACTGTGAGATAAACGATTGTAAGAGTTACCTGTTCAAACATCCCTTGTGCCCATTCTGTAGTTATAGCTCCTTCAGCTTTATTAAGTATTTCATAAGCCATTATTGTAACCCATGTACTAGCTCCCACTAAATAATAAGTCAATACAGGACGAGTAAGACCTTTCAAAAAATCTATAAATCCAAACATAAAAGAAATAATAGCAGCTACCCAAGCAGTATATTTATTACTCATTAAATTTTTCATGTAAGATTCTTGAAATAGCGACTTACTAGATTGTTTTACAGATTCTTTAAAAACATCAAGCTCTGCAACTTCCACTTCTCCTCTTGTCTTTTCTTTTGCAACTTCCATATTCATCTTTGCTTCGAGCCTCATATTTTCACTCTCAGCGTTTAACTCATTTACTCGTATTTGCCCTTCAAGTTTTTTCATTTTGAAGTTAGTAATACCAGTAACAATAGGACCAACAAGTCCTGTTATAGCACCTAATCCTATAGAACCTAAGATATCCATCATATCTCTCACCTCCTTAATAAGTTTTAATCACATGCAACATAAAATCTTCCTTATTCATTTTTCTAACAAATTTCCTTAAAGTTATTCTAGACAAAAGAACTGCAACTTGACCACGTAAAAATCCAAAATATTTCCCCATCAAAATACATCCATAAGAATGTGTTTCATATCCCTCATCTCTATCTCCTGCAAGATTACCTGCATGAGTCAAAATCCAAGTTCTACCTTCTACATCAGTTATATGATACACTGCCCCAAATTTCTTTGATATTCTGAACCTACATAAATACTCTCCTTCAGAGATACAAGAAATATTCTGCTTATTATCTCTCCAAGGCAACTCTAATATTTTAGCAAAGAAACCAGGAGCTACCCAAAGCCCCTTTGTTCCCTGATCAGAAGTCTCAATCCTGTATAAAAATATATGTTTTATTATTTTATTCATATTCATCATATACCCTTATTGAAGTTGTTTCCCAAAAACCAGTCCAGCTTCCAAGTGTAGAATGAGGATGAATTTTATATGGACCTACCTGATCTACATCACCACTTTTCAATGTGTATTTAAAATAATTTGTATTATACACAATAGCACCTGTCCACGTAGTTGTAGTACTATCAGGCTTAGTAACATGTAATACTATGTTAGTGGCAGTAGAAACATCCTCTCCCATATCAATAATTACTGGCAATCCTTCAGTATTTTTATATAATTTTTCTTCCATAAACTTTCTCCTTAAAAACTATATTCTCCCAGAATAAAGTAAAACTTCATCTAGCCTTCCAGAATAAAGTAAAACCTCATTTAGTCTCCTAGAGTGAAGCAAAACCTCATTTAATCTTCCAGAATAAAGTAAAACCTCATTTAATCTTCCAGAATGAAGTAAAACTTCATCTAATCTTCCAGAATATAAACCTATGCCTTCAACTAATGCAAAACTTGAACTGCTCGAACTTTTTGAAGATGAGGAACTACTCTCACTTGAAGAACTACTAGAGCTTTCAGAGCTAGAACTACTACTAGAGCTTTCAGAGCTAGAAGAGCTACTCTCACTAGAAGAAGAACTAGAACTACTCTCACTTGATGAACTACTACTAGAGCTTTCAGAACTTGAACTACTACTCTCACTTGAAGAAGAGCTACTAGAACTTTCAGAGCTAGAACTACTACTAGAACTTTCAGAACTTGAAGAACTACTCTCACTAGAAGAGGAACTACTAGAGCTTTCAGA